CATCTACAAGCGGTGCGAACCGAATGGGGGGGTCCACTTACTCTGACCAGTACGTGGAGACCAGAGGAGTATAATAAGAGCGTTGGGGGTGCGCCTAACTCACAGCACCTTGTGTGGGCTACTGATGTAGTGCCGTCTAACCCTACGCCTGAAAGAGTCAAGGCGTTAGCTAAGATAGCTGAAGAGTTTAACTTTGACGGTATAGGTGTCTATCCAGACAAAGGGTTTGTGCATTTAGATATGCGTGGGTATGAAGCTAAGTGGGATGGATAGATGAAGCTTAACTCCAATCACAAACAAGCAATCCAGTTGTTGATACTGGATCGGCATAAGCCAAATGATGTGAGCAGGAATATTGCTAATCACTTAGGCGTAAACGTGCAAACAGTAGGTGAATGGAGAAGAAATGAAGATTTTTGCAAAGAATACAAGCGTCAGTTAGATATTTACAAGAAGAACTTTGACGATGTAAAGTTAGCAGACAGGAAAGAGCGTGTAAAAGAGCTTGATCGGCTCTATCACAAGATTCCTGACGCTAGAGTGGCGTTAAAAGTGCGCTTGTTAGACGCTATTGCGCGTGAGATGGGCGATGTGAACGATAGTGTGGTGCATAAGCACATGATTCAGCGTGCAGGAGAGGCTGAAGGCGTTAATGCACCCCCACAGGCCAACAATTACGAGGAATGGCTAGCTCAAAACAAGCAGATGGAAGAGATGCGCGTCTTGCAAAAAAGCAATGAGGCAGTAGAGGCTGAGTTTACTGAGGAAAAAGTACATAATGGCGCATGAACGCACAGTAAAAGACAACGATATTGCGTTTATGACAGATGAGGCGCAAATGCCTATGCCGCAGCCTGGCCCACAAGAGAAAGCCATACGCGCTACCTTTGTAGACCAGTTGTTTTTTGGGGGCGCACGTGGTGGCGGCAAGAGTTTTTGGCTTTTGCTTGACTTTGCACAGGATGTAGTGCGCTATGGCAAGGATTGGCGTGGGATTATCTTTAGACGCACCTACCCAGAGCTAGATGAGATCCTTAACGAGTCAAGGCGCATATTTTACAAAGCGTTTCCTGGGTGCGAATACAAGGTTGGGCAACGTAAGTGGTTTTTCCCGTCAGGGGCAGAGCTTTCCTTGCGTCACTTAGAGAACGAAGCGGCAGCAGATTCGTATCAGGGCCACCAGTACACGTGGATCGGGTTCGACGAGTTGCAGCAGTGGGAAAACCTTAACGCCTTTAACAAACTAAAGGCTACACTGCGGTCAGGGTCGGCCCACATACCTCACAAAAGGATACGCGCAACGGGAAACCCTGGCGGTGTAGGGCATCAGCCTATAAAAAGCTACTTTATAGATATTTGTGATGAAGGGACGCTTTACGAAGATCCCGAAGATAAATCTACTCGTATGTTTGTTAAGTCGTTGGTAACAGACAACAAGATATTGTTAGATCGTGACCCTGATTATGTAAATAGGCTAAAAGGCGTAGGCGATGAGCTATTAGTCAAAGCGTGGTTAGAAGGGGATTGGGATTCTCACGTAGGACAATACTTTTCTCTGTGGAAAGAGAACCAAATAGCCGTATCTTCGTTTAAGATCCCAGAACACTGGCCCATTTTTGGCGGACTAGACTATGGGGAAGCGGCTCACACTTCGTTTGGATTATACACGTGCGACTACGACCACAACGTCTATCGGATATGCGAATACTACAGAGACAATGCTACCGCATCTACGCACGCCTACGAGATAATGAAGATGATCGAAAGCTGTCCGTTCACCGATGGACGCAAGCCAACAGCGATTTATGCAGACCCGTCTATGTGGGTCAAGCGCAGGTTGAGCGAGGTCATTAACCACTCTCCTGCGGATGTGTTTGCCGATCATGGACTGTGGCTCACTCGCGCAAACAACGATAGAATCACAGGGTGGCGTGTGATAAACGATGCTTTAGCTAGCGAACGGTTTTACGCATTTGCAGGATGGAACGACAACCTGTTTCGCGTAATGCCTTCTCTACCAAGAGATAAAAAGAATATAGAAGATATTGACACACACGCTCCTGATGACCATATTGCAGATGAACTGCGTTACGCGATGATGCACATGTACAGACCTGCATCCCCTGCATCGCCACGTGACAAGAATCCGTTTTTGGGAGACAACGTGATTGAGAACACACTCAATCAATACGATTCTCCATACGGGAGGTACACGGTTTGAAGCAGGACGAACTACAGTATTGGCGTAAGTCGATAGATAATTGCGTTACCTATATGCGTCCAAAGCACAAGGAGTGGAACAAACTCTTGCGGATGTATCGACAAGAGTTTGATGTGCCTGGCTTAGACCCTGACCAAGTGGTAAAGATCAGCAGGTTTTACCCCTTAACAAGGCAGATCATCTCGTCTATTGCTTTTAACTACCCGCACGTATTCTTGCGCGTAGAAAGTCCCAATAGAGAATACCAAGCAGAGATCCTTGAGCGCGTTGCTAACGCTGCTATGGATGTTATGCAGGTCAAGGATGAGATGCAACAGTGTATCTTTGACGCATTGTATTGCTCTATCGGTTGGCTCAAGTTTGACTACAATGCACCTGGCGATGACCTGATTGCGCCTTATGTAGTCAACGATGCAATGCAAGATGATATGGTAGCGGTAAGGCGTGTGTCTCCGTTTAATATGTTAGTTGATCCACTTTGTCCCCCACACAAACTCTCCCATGCGCGATACATCATTGAGAAGATGTTAGTGCCGTTAGAGTTTGTGCGTAACGATGATCGTTTTGTTAATCGCAGACAGATACAGGCTATTACGTCTGACCCTGACGATACGGAATCACTATACGACATTACGCAGGGGTCTGAGGCTGATGCCGAAGAGCAAGAGTCGATAAACCAAGCTAAAGAGATTGGCGAGTATGCGTTGCTTTACGAGGTGCATGACCGCATCCATCGCAGACGCATCGTCTTTGCCGAAGGGGTTGAACAGCCCATTGAGGATATACCGCATCCTTTCTTAGAACAAGAACCTGTCTATGCGCCAGACCCGTTTACGGGTGAGATGATGATGACAGGAGAGTTTGAGCAGACAGGATCATACCTTGTCAAAGGTGGGTTTCCTTACCACGGCATTAAGTTTGACCTATCAGAAGAGAGCTTGTTTGGCTTGCCGATGATGTCTTATGTAGAGGACGAGCAGAAAGCTATCGTAGAGTCTGTGTCGAGGCGCGTAGATCTGCTAAAGCGATACCCACGCATCATTTTGGGCCAGCGGTCAGAACGAGAAGAGAACGCCAACATCAGTGACCAGATAACCAGAGCGCGTGACGGGTCTATTGTTTGGGTCAACGATGTGAACAATGGCTTTAGAGAGATGCAGATGGGATCACCCCCACCTGATCAGTTAGGCATAGAGTCTGATATGCGTAACTACGAAGAGCAGGTGCTGCAAGTATCGCAGATGGCATTGGGTGGTGGGCCAAGACGCACCGCTACGGAAGCATCTCTAATCGCTTCTTTTGGCACACAGAACAGAGAGTGGTTATCTTCCCAAGTAGGCAAAGCATACGAAGCGGTAATCTACAACACGTTTCGCATTATGGCTGACCCAAGATATACGCCAGAAAACTTTATTGTTAATGTGGCTGAAGGGGAGAATGATCCTGTATACGAAGCAATAACGTCTGACCTGTTTAAGGTGCGCTTTAAGGTCAACGTAGAAACGCAGAGTATGCGTCCTCTTTTTGAACAGCTTGAGCGAGAAGATACGTTAGCTTTGTCTAACTACTTGCTGCAGATGCCGCAAATCAATAGGGATGAAGTAATTAAGATGATCATGCGTGCGTTCCGTGTGCCAGATATGGATAAGTTCATTAAATCTTCTGTTGATGCCCCCGAAGTGCGTGCCGCACAGCTAGAGAACCAACACATGGCAGGACGTATGCAAGATCCTGGCGTATTGCCAGAGCAAGATCACGCTACGCACATACGCACACACCAACAAGCGGCACAAGATCCTGCGGTGACACAGTTCTTGCAACAGGCAATGCAACTAAACCCACAGGCTATACAGCAGTTCCAAGCAATGATGCAACAGCATATGCAACAGCACCAACAGTTTATACAAGGGGAAGCGCAAGGTCGCGCACCCAAACAAGATGAATCGCAAAAGACGATTCCTAGTACACGCGATGTTGCGTCTAATCCACAGGCACAGGCGCAAGCCTTACAGTCGATAGTGCGGTCAAACGCGCAGCGCGTAGGACAAACAGTAAACCTTAACACGGAGCAGAACTAAAATGCCAAATGTCGGAGGCAAGAAATTCGGATACGGTAGCAAGGGTATGAAAGCGGCACGCAAAGAAGCAAAGCGCACAGGCAAGCCTATGAAGATGGGCAAGTCTACGGGATACACTACGGGTAATCCAGGCAAGGCAGGAAAGACTCCTGGCATACAGGGACAGACCTGCGGATAAAGCATGGCAACAGGGCAAACGGACAGAGAGCTTTTACTAGCTCTTATGCGTAATCCTGGGGTACTACCAAACTTAGATCCGTTTACGTATCCCCAGAACGCACCTAATGTGCCAAAGGAATTTGGTCAAGAGGTGTTGGAGTTTGCCCAAGCCCTTGAGCGCAATCCTAATAGAAGGGCAACAGGCTTAGAAGAAGTTGTTGAGCTAATAGGTAAGATGGGAGTCATCAATCCGCTCAAAACGGCAGGGTCTTTGATGCAGTTAGACAAGCCTACTGTAGAGCGGATGGCACAGTCTGGCGTAGAAGCGGCTAAACGTGCATACGATGACCCATCTGGCACGGCAAGTCGAGTGGCTCAAGGTGCAAAAGAGGCATTGCTTGACCCTGTAGGCACAGCAGGACAATTGTCTGTGTCCGATGTAGCAGGGGGCAGTGGCTTGTTGTCTAAATTAGCAGGGGGAGCAAACCTAACTGGTCCTGCGCTAATGGCTGCAATGGTTCCTGGGTCTGATGTGCCAAGACCTAAAAAGTCACGCTCTGAAGAATTAATGCAGGAGCAATTAGATCGTGGAGAAGAAAAAAAAGACGCTATTAATTTATTAAAAGAAAATCCTAATAATCCTATTGACCCTTTTAAATTTCCTGCCAAAGCAATTCCAGAAGCTGCACCGTTAAGAACTCAATCTTGGCCTACTGGCAGTGGAAAAAACGGGGAAATAAGAGTTTTATCTCTTTTTGACGGTTTAGGGGGAGCTAGAGTTGCTTTTAATAATTTAGATGCTCCTGTAGAATATATAGCCAGTGAAATAGATCCTTACGCTATAAAAGTACATAAGAATAATTTTCCCGATACTAAACATATTGGTGATGTAACAAAAATTTCAGGAAAAAACTTAGGCCCAATAGATGTTTTGGTTGGAGGTTCTCCTTGCCAAGATTTAAGTGTTGGTAAAGCAGGAAGAATGGGATTAGAAGGTCCAAATAGCAAATTATTTTATGATTATGTAAGAATGTTAGAAGAAACAAACCCGAAATATTTTATTTTTGAAAATGTTGCTTCTATGAAACCTTCTGTAAAAGAAGAAATTACTAAAATATTTGGCGTTGAACCTATTATGATTGATGCCAAAGATGTTTCTGCTCAAAATAGAAAGCGTTATTTTTGGACTAATATTCCTGTTGATTTGCCTAAAAACAAAAATATTAAAATACAAGACGTTTTAGAACAAAATGTAGATCCTAAATATTACCATACTCAAAAAGCAATAGATTATATGAATCGTAAAGTGAGAGATGGTAAAACAAGATTGGATGCTTTTGGTCATCATACAGACATAAGAAAACAAGATAAATCTAGAACGCTTACGGCTAATTTGCGTAAAGGTGTTCCTTACAATGTATTAATAGATGAATCTGGACGTATGAGAAAATTTACTCCTACAGAGGTTGAAAGATTAGCAGGTGTGCCAGAAGGTTACACTGAAGGAGTTTCTAATACTCAACGATATAAAATGTTAGGAAACGGTTTTCAAATACAAGTAATGGAACATATACTTAGTAATATTCCAAAAGGTGAATAAATGCCTTCATATGATTGGTTTTGCAAAAAGTGCGATAACACAGAAAAAGATGTTTGGTATCACAAATCTTCTGATGTGCCTAAGACACGTGCGTGCGCGTGCGGTGGTCATATGGAGCAAGACTTTAGCTCAAAAGGACGTAACCAGATTCACTTATCCCATTCTAGTTTGTATGGACGATGGGAACCTGCTGTAGCTGAACGTATTGACAGTTATGGCGATAAACAAAAGATTATGAAGAAGTATAACATTGTCGAGGCTAACGACCCTGTTAAAGGATCACGTGAGCATCGAATAGAACCACCCAAAAGCTCTTCAATTAGAAGCGAATGGGCAGATAAACCCAACAACGCCAAAATGTGAGGTGAGCAATGAGTGAAGAAGTACAAGCAGTCGAGTCAGTTGAACCCTCAGTAGAGGATTCTTCTCCTAGTACCGCCCAATCAGACAATTCATTTGACTTTGCAACTGATTTGTCGATGGATAACGATACACAGGTGGAGTCCAATGGTGCAGGGACAACAACTAATTTTGACGCTAGTAGTGTTACTAATTGGGCAGCAGAGGACAAGTCAAAAGTGCCTGAACAGTATCACGGTGTTATAGATCAAGCTAAGAAACAGCAAGCTGATTACACGCGAAAGACGCAAGATTTAGCTGATCAACGTAGGCAGTTTGAACAGCAGATGTTGCAACAGAATCAAATGATTCAGACGTTGCAACAGCAAATAAATCAACCGCAAAACCAACAAAACAACGATCCATATGCTGATCTACGTGAGCGATTAGGTCCAGATGAAAGCTCTGCCATAGATGTTGTACGGCAGATAATCAAAACTGAATCGCAAGGATACGAAGATAAGCTATCTAAGATTGACCAGTTGGAAAAAGGCGTTACAGCCCTTTTGCAACAACAGAATGTGGGTCGGTTGCAAAGTGCGGCAAGTCAATTGCAAGAAGCACGTGACAAGTATGGCGGTGAGTTAGATAAGTACGCAGATGGGATCAAGGGATTAATTTCAGCAAACAATCCTGAGACTAATGCTAAGTACACCATTACAGAGGCGTATGAGCTTCTTAGTGGGGAAAAGGCAAACCAAGCAGCGTCTTTGCGCCAAACTAATCAAAATGTCAGGCGTGCTAGTAAGAAGCGTGCAAGTAGCGGATCTTCTGTCACTGTGGCTAATGAGGGCGCACCTCTTAGTGACTCAGAACTCGTTGCCGAACTCCGCAACTTAGGATTTGAATAAACAAGGATAATTTATCATGGCAGTTGTAACTACAACCGAACAGTGGGATGCCGCATGGACAACGACCATGCGTGCAAAGCGCAAGCGTCTTACCGATAACATCAGCAATTCCTACCCCACGGTACAGGCGTTCCGTGAAGCAGGGATTCTTGAAACCTACAATGGTGGCAAGCAGATCCAAGAAGATATCATGTTTTCGCTTGCTGACAGTGAGTGGTTTGATGGATATGATTCGCTCAACACGGACTCAATCGACGGAATTACGGCTTGTTTTGAGTATTTCCGCTACCAGGCTACGCCTATCGTCATTTCGATGACGGAAGAGATTGAAAACCGTGCTTCGGATCGTGCAGTCAAGCTCCTTACGGCTAAGACCGAACAGGCGATGACGGGTTCGATGTCTACGATCAACGCTGCTTTGTTGGGCGCACAGTCTGGCAAGGCTATTGTTGGCTTGCAGGACATTGCTTCGACTAGCGCAGGTGCTACTGTTCACAGTGTAAACAGTGGTACTAACACGTGGTGGGACAACAAGCGTGTAGACTACTCGACCACTTATAGCACCAACGCTTTCAACGCTAAAAAAGGGTCAACGGATCAGTATAATGGCGTGCTAGCTATGCGCGACTTGTGGAATCAGGTAAGCGAAGCGAATGATACGCCTGATCACATCATTACCAACTTTTCGGTTTATGGTGACTACGAGTCAATATTTGAAGGAACGGGTTATTACCGCTTCTCTTCCAATACGGATCAGGCTCTTGGCGATGGTGGACAGGGTGCTACGTTCCGTGGTGCTAAGTTCATTGTTGACCGTGACTCACCTGGAACGGCAGGGGCGCATCAGTTGTTTATGATTCAGTCCAAGTATCTTAAATTTAAGATGCAGGAAGGGCTGAACTTTGCCAAAACTCCGTTCAAAGAACCCTCCAATCAGCAAGCAAAAGTAGGGTTCATCATAGTAGGCTGTCAGTTGATGACGAACAACCGCAGACGGCAGGGTGTGTTGTCTAACATCACTACTTCGACTACGGTTTAATTAACCTGGGGAGCAAGCCAATGCTCCCTATAACCCTGCCCATAGGGGAAAGGTAAAATAAAATGTCACAGACATTTCAGAATAACAATTACGGTGTTAATCGTATTGGCGGTACTGGCGTAGGAAGTCATCAGGGTCAAGGTCTCTTTGAAGAATCTTCGTACGCTAAGTTTGATTTAGGTGAAAAGTTAGAGTTTTCAGATGGTCGCGTTTTTCGTTACACCAAAGCAGGTGCAGCGATTACCGCAGGACATTTGGTAGCGCAGGATTTTAGTGTTGGCAACATCGCTGAGTTTGATGATGCTACGATCAGTCCTGTAGCCGCAGGTTCTAGTGTCATTACCGTTACTTCAGCCGCTCTTTCAGGTGTAGATGATGCAAATGAGTTGGCAGGTAGTTACCTGATGACAATAGATGGCACTGGTGAATACTATAGCTACAAAATCAAGTCGCATACTGTTGAATCTAGCAATGCAGTAGAGTTTACGCTCTACGACCCATTGCACACCGCTGTTGTTAGCGGTGAAACAGATTTGCAGATCATTGCTCCTGCTTTTCGCCAAGTGGTAGCGTGCGCAGCAAGCACCGATGCAAACTCTGATACAATGCCTGTTGGAGTTAGCTTTCGCGGTTTGACTTCAGGGTATTACGGATGGATACAAACTAGCGGCATTGCTAGCGTCCGTTTTGACCTTAATAGTTTGACTGCGACAGATGTCCACGCAGGTAGACCTGTGGTTCCTTCAGCGAATCATGCGGGGTCTGTACAGCCTTCGCAAGCCGCAGCAGAAGGAACTGCCAATGATTTAACCTATCAGGTTGGCACGTTGGCATACGGTGACGTTGTAGACAATCAACAGGCAGCAGTGTATTTAAACCTGCCTAAGTAACCTATATGGGCAGGGGGCTTGCTCTCCCTGCCCATCTTACTATGAGGGAATTATGCCAAGACCACGTAAGATCAATACCGATGAAGCCGCAGTAAAAGCGGCAGTAGAAACAGCAATGACTCCTGAACCTACGCCTGTTAAGGCAGAGGTTGAGGCTAACCCCCTACTTGGCCTTTTTGAGCGTGCTACGGAAGAGCAGAAAGATGCAATGCGTAAAGCATTGGGTGTTCAAGCTAGCGTTAAAGCACCTAAGAGAAAGCAGTCTAACTCTGATGCTCAACAGGTATTGGCCGCACGTGGTGGTGGCACTTTTCAACCAGAGGGTTTTCGACCTGTTCCCCCTGAAGGCGTAGCGCAAAACGGATCTGATGCCGTTAGGCGTTGGACTGCGCGTTGGGAGAATGGACAGACCTTTTCTTCAAGACAGGCTGAGATTGAAGGAATGGACGCAG